TTTTCATCACACGAAATTCTTCAAGCACATTTAGGCTCAGAAATTTCTAAGCGTTTGAATAAACGTATCAAGAAGAAAATCGAAACATATCTTAAAGAAGATGGTATCTCAAAAATTCAGAAAGCTGGCAGAACAAAGAAAATCAGTCTATGAAAGAAACATTAACAGAACAGGTTATTCGTCTAGCAAAAAGCGCAAGAATTGAAGGGTATAACATAGACAATCCTGAATATGTGTATACATTAACACAGTACCAACTTGAACAGTTCGTTCTTGCTGCAAAGAATGATGCAATTCTGGAAATCCAGAACAAAATTAATTCATTGTTAAAAAGATCAGTGTTAAAATAGTTAAAATAAAGAATTAAATACTGAAGGAAAGATATGAAATTTGAAGCATCTTGGCGAGATGGATTTGATTTTTATGAACGTGTCTATAGTACAGATCAAAATAAATCAATTAAGAACAAAATAAATCTGAAGTATGAATGGTATGAGCCGTCAAGTACTGGATTGTACACTTACATTCTTGACGAAAGTATACGTTTAGAACGTAAGCAAGGTAATGCTAAGCAAGGCCGTGACCAGTACGGTTTCATTGACCCGATATACAGAAACATCCGCGATAATTACTGGAATAAAGATGCATATAATCTTGAACCACGTATCTGGTACCTAGATATTGAAACCAGGGTTGGTACATGTTCTGCTGGCTTTCCGTTGCCAGATAAAGCTCTAGAACCCATTAGTTTAATACAGTTCTATGATAACAAAGAAGATGTTCTTTTTGTTCTCGGTGTAAAAGATTGGGACCAAACAAAGTACACATTCGATTTTACCGTCAAATATGTAAATTGCAAAGATGAAATAAAATTAGTAGAAACATTCTTAAAAATCTATAAAAAATTAGACCCTTTAATTGTCTATGCTTGGAACGGTCTTGGATTTGACTTTCCATATATTCATAACAGAATGAAAAAACTAGGATTAGATACAAACCAATTATCTAATTATGGAAAGGTTTCTTATTCGGAGAGCGAATTCCAAGGGAAAATTGAATTTAAGTTCAATGCAGATGGTCATTTCTGGGTTGACTTGATGGAAGTTTATAAGAAGTTTACCTTCCATCCAATGCCATCTTATTCTTTAGATGCTGTTGCTGAGTATGAACTTAATGAAAATAAGGTAAGTCATTCAGAATATAAAAATTTTGAAGATTTCTATAACAATGGCTATGATGATTTTGTTTATTACGGTATTAAAGATGCTTACCTTGTTAAGCGAATTGATGAGTCTAACAACTTCACAGTGCTAATGAATATGATCTCTGAAAAAATGGGTGTTCAGATTAGTGATGCTATGGGGACGGTTAAGCCATGGAGTCAGTATATTTCTAATAAATCAATGACGAATAAGCAAGTCATGCCAATGAGACAAGATTTCTCTGACCCTAATGTTGTTGGCGGTTATGTTCGAGATCCTGTTAGAGGCAAACATAAGTGGGTAATTTCAGCTGACGTTAATTCAATGTATCCACTTTTAGGTATGGTTGGCTTTAATATGTCGCCAGAGACATTCGTGCCAAAGTCCAAACTTCCTCCTGAATTACGTGATATTATTCTTGCTTACTTTAATGATCAAGATGAGTCTAATCGTCTAAAACTATCACCAGACATTTGGAAAGCAGTAAGTGCTAATCTTCAAGAAAACAATCTCTCGCTCGGTATTAATGGTGCTGTTTTCAAGAAGGACAAAATCGGTATAATTCCTGAGATGGTTCAGGAAATTTACAATTCTCGTAAGAAAGCTAAAAAGACAATGTTCAGAATGGAACAACGTAAAATTCTCATTGAGCAAATTCTAAAAGAAAAAGAATGATAAATTCACGTGCCGAAGCACTTGAAAGTATCAAGAACAAAACTGAAATACATTCAAGTACTTATAAAAAATTCAAAATTGATCTTTACACAGAATATGTAAGGTTACATGGTCCTGGCACGTGTAAAATATGTTCAAAAGAATTAGGTAGAAATAATTTCAAAGGGTTGATTAAGGGTTTTTCAGAATGTTGTTCTTATAAATGTACTAATATTCTTAGATATGGAGTTGATAATCCAAATAAATCAACATCGATCAGAGAAAAAATTAAACAAACGCTTCACGAAAAATATGGTGTTTTAAATCCTGGGCAAATTCAGGAAGTTAAAGAAAAAGTCAAAAATACATGTATTCAAAAATACGGTGTTAAAAATATAAGTCAAACAGAAGAAGTTAAAGAAAAACGTAAGATAACTAATCTTGAAAAATATGGTTCTGAATATTATTCTCAGGGCGAAGAATTCAATCAAAAAGTTAGAAATACTTCAGTTCAAAAATATGGAGTAAATCATTTCACGCAATCAGATACTTATAAACAAAGCGTAAAGAAGAAACAGCCAGTTCACTACTCCCAAAGAAACATCAGAAATTTTGATAATTACAATCAAAATTTTATGTTAACTTTTGTGAAAGATGATAAGTTTGACATGGTTTCTGCTATGGAGTATTTTAATGTTAGCTCTACAATTCTTCATAGAAATTTTGACATCCCAAAAATATATTCAAAACCAGAAACAGCATTATCAAAATTAATTCCGAACGTAATTTTGTGTGATAGGAAATTAATAAAACCGTTAGAGATTGATTTGCTCTGTGAAACTTACAAATTTGGTATAGAGTATAACGGGTTAATGTATCATAGTTCAGGCAAAAGTGATTTTTTTCCAAATATTGATAATGATAAACATTTAGTAAAAACAGAACTTGTTGAAGCTAAGGGATATCAATTGTTTCATATCTTTGAAAATGAATATCTTGATTTAGATAAGAGAAAAATTTGGGAATCAATAATTAAGAACAAACTTGGGTTAAGTATTAAAATTCAGGCTAGAAAATGTTCCATTAAAGAAATTACTTCGAGTGTATCTAAAGAGTTCTTAGAGAATAATCATCTTCAAGGGAATGTAAATGCTCAGATTAAAATTGGATTATTCTATGAAGATGATTTAATTTCTGTTATGACATTTGGCAAATCTCGTTTTAATAAAAAGTATCAATACGAATTGCTTAGATTTTGTTCAAAGATTGGTCATAGTGTTATCGGTGCTGCAGGTAAGCTATTAAGTTATTTCGAAAAAACATATACCCCAAAATCTATTATCAGCTATGCTAATCGTAGGTGGAGCCAAGGCAATGTATATGAAAAACTTAAATTTGAATTTATATCATATTCAGCCCAAAATTATTTCTACTTTAAACCTAATGAAAATGTTCTATATTCTCGAAATATGTTTCAAAAACATAAATTATCTAAAGTACTTGAAAACTTTAATCCTGAATTGTCAGAAACAGAGAACATGTTCAATAATGGGTATAGAAAAATTTATGATTCCGGAAACAGAACTTATGTTAAGTTCTACAAATAATTTGAAGGAGTGAAAATGAAACCAATTTTAGATTTGAAAAAAATGCGCCCGATGGAAAGGCATAACTATATCTCAACAAACTATAAAGTATGTCCGTCATGTTCTGAGAAAAAATTATTTCGAGCATTTTGGAGCAAAGAAAAGAATTTCATCAATGATAGATGTAACAAATGCTTGAATAAAGAATATCTAGAAGAGGTTAAAAAACTTGTTATTAATGTTATAGCAAAGAGTGGTTTTTAAACAAATTTGCGATAAAATTATTTAATGAAACCAGTACTTGATTACACAGAAGAAGAACTACGAAATCTAAGTTCGGATGATCTTCATATTCTTCTAAAAGAAGCTGAACATGGGCAATCGCTGTATCATACACGTCAGCTTTTTGAAAAAACAATGATCAATTCGCTTTATGGAGCAATGGCAAACAAATGGTTTCCATTGTTTAATGAAGATATGGCCGCAGCCATTACTGGTAATGGGCGGTATTTTATTCAGAAGCTTGCAAATTATATTGAAGAAACTCTTCAAAAGTTGCTTCCTCAAACAAAGCCATATATTGTCTACGGCGATACTGATTCCGTGTACTATCATATTGAGCCATTCGTTGCTAAGTATCAAGAAAAAAATCATGGTCTTAGTATTACAGAATATGTTGATTGGGCTGACTCATTCGAAAAGAAAATTATTCAACCAATTATTCAGAAAACGATCGATGACTTTTCTTATGAATTGAACGCATTTAATAAATCCAAGATTGGTGCTGAACGAGAAATTATTGCTGATTCAGCCGTCTTTACTGCTAAGAAAAAATACTATGCTCGTGTTCGTGATAATGAAGGCACACGATATTCAGAGGATAAGCCTAAGATTAAGGTAATGGGTCTTGAAATTATCAAAAGTTCAACACCAAAATGGTCTCAGAAATATCTTAAAGCATCTATTGAAATTATTCTTGATAAAGATGAAAATGATCTTCGAGATTGGATTAGAAAGATTAAGCAAGAATTTATTCAAGTAAATTTGAATGAAATATCATCCGTTGGCGGTGTATCACGTTTAGATTATGATTTGAACAAAGACACTGTTCCAATTGGTTCAAGAGCTGCTATTATTCATAACATGTATATCAGCAAAAATGGTTTACAAGATCGTTATGAACCTATCCAAGGCGGAGATAAGTGTAAACGATTGTATTTAGTAGAACCTAACAAATTTGGTAGCAATATTATTGCATTCACTGATGATTATTTTACTGAAGAAATTGATTGTGTAGATTATGATACTCAATTCTATAAGAATTTTATTAAACCATTAGAACTCATGGTTGAACCGTTAAATTACAATCTTGTTAAAGAAACAGAAACATTAGAGGAGTGGTAAATGATAGTACAAATTGAAAATGATGGTGATGATCTTATTCTTCCATTAGGAGAAGATCTGTGTAAAGAACTTGGATGGAGCGTTGGCGATACTTTGCTTTGGACTGATAATCACGATGGAACATTTACACTAAGTAAATCTCAGTGCTCATGCAGGAAGTGCATGAAGAGCAGAGAAAAAAGTTCTAAATCTAAATCTAATGATTTAAGCTCTACATTTCCGTCAGAAATGATCGTCTGTTCTAAGTGTGGAAATAAACGTTGCCCACATGCCACAGACCATAATCTAGAATGTTCTAGCTCTAATGAACCAGGACAACCAGGCAGTGTATATTCATGAAGACTATCATTGCTGGATCTAGAACCTTCAAAGACAATGATCTGCTTTGGAAAGTGATGAAAGAATTTGATGTCTCAGAGGTTATCTGTGGTGGTGCTAGAGGAGCGGATGAGATAGGGCAACTCTGGGCTTACGAAAAAGGTATTCCTGTTAAAATGTTTATCCCTGATTGGGATAAGTACGGAAAGACCGCTGGAATCATACGAAACATAGAGATGGCAAAGCACGCAGATGCTTTAGTTGCATTCTGGGATGGTAGAAGTACAGGAACAAAGCATATGATTTCAGAAGCAAAACGTTCTGGTTTAAGCGTAACCGTTATAAAATATTTTGATTGCAAGGATTGGTAATGCTCAAATGTTCAAAACAATTACATCTGCTTTAGACACGAAAAAACATCCGTCAACTGAAGAAATTCAAAAAATACCACCGTTTATCTTTTCTCGCTGGTTAAGCGGAAATATGTACACAATCCAAGCGGCAAATGTCTTTAATCTGTATTCTGATATACCAATTGAAAATCAATATAACATAATTAAAGCAACATTCGGCGGAAAGATCAAATTTATTGCTTATCCAAAGAATGTTACAGAAAATAAACAAAAGAAAGTGCAGTACTTATCTGAACATTTCAAAATCTCAATTGAAAAAGCTCAAGAATATTTAGAATTTATTTCTGAAAAAGAATTGAACGAGATTGTTAGTACGTACACAGAATATGAGATGAAAAAGGGAATTAAATGAAAGAATTAGTTGTTTTAACACACAACGATTTAGATGCGCTCGGAAGTATGTTGAATATTGAATATAAAATGTCAGATATTCAGAAAAAATATTTCTATACTAACTACGCAAATCTTGACAAGATTATTGATGATATTGAATTATTCGCAAAATCAAATGAATGCACTCACATTCTGATTGCTGATGTATCATTTGGCGACAATAAACAAGCATTACGTCGTTTGTATAACTTAGGCAAGTGTACTCATATTGACCATCATTTGTATCCAGATGGTTTCTGGGATGAGTTCAGAAATATGAAAGTCTATTACGATAAGACTAAGTCTGCTACTAAACTTTGTAATGAATTTTTTAAGAACGCAGGAAAAAATGCTAATCTGGATAAATTAACATATCTTATAGATGTCTATGATATTTGGAGAACTAAGAATGAGCATTTTGATTTATCTCAAGATCTAAATGAATACTTCTGGAGCTCTGTGCAGTACGGAGATTTGCTTCCATTAGCAAATAAGATCATTTCTAACGAATATAAATTACCGAATGATTATCTTGAACGTGTGAATAATATAAAGGTAAAAAGAGATAAAGACATTAAATCATTTGAAGATAATCATTTTATTCAGCGTTCTAGCGATGTTGCAATTTGCTTCATTAGTGAATGGTTTAATCATGTAATGATTAATGAGATGAGAAATGGCAAGAATTTTGTTATCGGAATAAATTCAAAAGGAATAATTCGTGTTCGTATTCGTGAAGAAGCACCATATACTGATGTTAAGAAAAATAAGTTAAGGCTTGCTTTAACAGGGACTGAAACAACCGGACATATGAATGCTTTCACATATTTAGCATCTGGAAAGATTACTGTTGATCGTCTTATCAAAGAAGCCGAACAGGTTTCATTAGAAATTCAAAAAATTAAGGAGTAATATGATTTCTTTAGTACTAATGATTATTGGGTTTTTTATGGCGTCTGGAACATTTGGCGCTAGTGTTATTAATGCGTTTATATTAGTGCAGTACTGGTTATGGTGCGCGTTAATTATACAAGCATGTCTAGCGATATTCATTTTAACTGAAATAGCTGGATATACTAAATTTGTTAAATACACTAAATTTGTTAATTACAGTATCAAAAATATAACGTTAGATTTGTCTAAATTATTTTCTTTTGTTGCTAGTTCTATCATTTATCTTTGGCTTAGCTATTTCATTATAAATAATGCATCAGTACAGGCATCAATCTTTTCAGATTTTTCCGGTGAAGTTCAATTTAGTATTTTGATGTTCTTCGTTCTTCTGTTCATTAATATCATTAGAAAATGATACATCGAGATCATCTTAAACAAGTCATAAATCTATATGATAATGTAGCTTTCGTTCCACCAAATTCTAGGGAATTAAGAGTTGGCACTGTTCTAAAAATAAATCCTAAAACTGTGACAATTAGGTACTTACGTGATTGTTTTTTTCTTGGACTTAGTACACGTACTTTGGAATATACATGCACACGAGATCCGTCAAATGTTATTCGCATTAATGAACAAGCAGAAATTGCGAAAGAAGAAAACCCAGAGGAGTACATATGAATGATGATTTAGAATATACAAATTATAGAGATGTTGAGTATGTTCATACACGAGATTTGCAAGAAATTGCAAATGATCATTTCGTTCTAGCGTTCGATAATTATTTAAAAAGAACTTTTGACATTTCTGAGAGAGATTTTGTGAAATTAATTAAAGAAAATTTTCCAGAAAACATAATTTAGATGATATTTTTAACAAATATGTGATATAATTATCATATCAAAAGGATTGGTTTCAGCAAATTAAACTTCATAATGATAGAAAGTGAGTTCATTTCTCACTATAAATAAAGAATGAAAGTGAGTTCATTTCTCACTATAAATAAAGAATGAAAACCAATCCGGTAAAGAATAGGCGCAGCAATTTCATTATATCAATTTATGGCCTCGTGCTATATAACTTGTTTACCAGGTCAAGTAAAAAATTTGGAAAAACTATTCTGTTAAAATTTGTTAGGATCGATACAGCAAACCGTCTATTAAAGGAACAGGTAGGGTTCGCCTTACCGGGGTGAGTTTTT